CGTGACATGTTTATTTCATCAAGTAAAGCATCTTTTCCAGCATCAATGCGAGCTTTGACACCTAAGTTACTTCTTATTTGAAAGGTATCAAATACATCATCAAAATCAAAATCAGATGGTTTAATTTTTAATTGTTTTGCAATTCTTCTTTTTAATGCAGGAGATTTTTGAGCCTCGAAAACTGTTCTTCCACCTACATCTGTCTCATTTAATCTTATATTTGAATCACCTAAGAAAAATTTTTCTACTCCACCCGATGTCGTTTTACTTCTTATATCAAAACCCTCTGCAGGATCGATAATAAAAAGATTTTTCTTTATGATTCTTCCTCCTCCCCTACTCCTGTCAATAACCGAAGTTGTTGTCCTTGCTCCACGTTCGACCATTTGTCCACCAACTTCTTTTTGAATATTTCTCTCTGCTCTCCTTTGCATTGCCTCTGTTTGTCGTACGTCTTCGCGTTTACGCAAATCTCTAGCGAATTCTATATTTTCTTGGTCTCGCTTTCTTCTTGCTCTCTCTTTTTGTTGAAAAACTTCTTCCTCCTGTCTGACAGCATCAGCCTTCGCCCGTGCATCATCTGCTTTATTTGCTTTAGCAACTTTTTCCTCAAATCGTCCAAATTTAAATATATTATCTTCTCTTAATTGTGCTAATCTATTTGCTCTCGCTCTTGATATTCTAGAAACAACTGCACCAGCAATAAGAGTACCAACCATGACATTAAGTGCTGTGATGAAATTGTCTATTTTATCTCTTGTCTTATTGCCCTCGACTTTAGTAAAGTCAGCATCCCTCAAAGTATTTTTTGTGCCAGCAACACTATAAAGGACATTTTTGAGAATCGTTAACGTTCCAGCAATAAGTAATACCTTTGGACTCAAAAGGACACTTAAGACTTTACCTATTTTCAAAAGTCCCCCCATTTTTCCAAGAGCAACCACTGAAAGATTTTTCAAGACACTGGATATGAATGCACCTACTAAACTTTTCGGTTTCTTTGATTTTGGATCTACATCAAGTCCATCATCTCCCCCTCCTTTTTTTCTACCTTCAAGAAAAGACTCTCTCGCAAATCTCCTTCTCCTTTCCTCTTGTTGTCTTAATATTCCATCTCTTACTTTTCTTAATACAAGCCTCTCTTTCAATACATTATCAATTTCAATTACATCTTTTTTGATGTCATTTAAAGGTTTAGATCTAGGAATTAACTTTGTGGTATCTATCATATTATTAATCCTAGAGTCTCTAATTTATTCTGATTGGGACTATCCAATTGAATTGAAAAAGTATCATTGTTTAAAGGAGCATCATTCTGAGGATTTACTTTGTTCAACACATCATCAAATAATGATTTTATATTTAACTCAGAAGCAGTAGATGTCAACTTATTAAATGGAAGTAAATTAGGTGGTGTTGATTCTGAAGTAGCCATATTCTTTACAAAATCAGATGATGTTAAACTTCGCCCAATTCTATTAAACACAGTATTTGTCACACCTTGTGCAGCTTTTATCTGTTCATCCCTTGGAATCGCTACACTTTCTGAAAAAGTTTTCAGTGCTTCAGGGATTCTAGGATCTGTTAATTTTTTTTGTAAATCAGAATTTTCTAAATCTTGCAACGATCCTATAATTGTACTAAACAAATCACCTACGTTAGGCATAATTACTGCGCCTTCATTTGCATATGTCATTCCATTTTTTATTTTTGCCCTGCCGGATGATCCTGCTGCTTTATTGAGGTTCAACAAGTTCATCACTCCGAATTTTTCAACAGCTGGTTTACTTATGACCACCTCTCCGGGAGTTAACATTGCAGGGACTGAATCAGTATTACCAGCACCGGGAACTAAACCACCTTTATTAAATTTTCTTCCCAATCCAAATCTAAAAAACTTAAACATTTTTGGATTTGTCAACATTTTCATTTTCTTAAATCTAGGTGCAGGTGTAAATACTCCCATCCTTCCCATTCTTGTAGGCCCAAATGAACCGAATGCCATATCAAGAATAGGACGGCCAACTAAAGAGAGACCAGCAAGACCAGCAACAGTATACATCGCGGGCACTAAAGCACCCATATTATCTAACAAACGTATAATACCAAAAAGCGCACTTCCTATAACTCCGGCAACTATTGGAAAAACTTTTTCAACAAATCCAGTAATTCCGAGTAAAATACGAGCAACAACTGGATTACTCAAAAGATCAACTAATCCCATTAATATTTGGCCACCAACAAGAGCGATGAATCCATTTAATATTCTTGAAAAAATATTTGTCACAGGTGAAAGAACTTTTTGTACTCCACGATTAATTAAATTTAAACCTTTTTTTCCCACCCCTTCTAATAATGATTCTCGATTTCTTCTACTTAGATTCTCCTGTCTCCTTTGCATGTCGAGAAACTGTTTCATCTCAAACTTCTCTTGTGCTTTCAATGTTTCTAATATTGATGACAAGGTTTTCTTGATGTCCATGACATCTTGATCAGCTCCTATAGCAGATTCGGTGGACAATGAGGATAACATTTGTCCAACATTAACCCTTCTCATTCTTAATATATTTGTGATTAAATTTATTTTTCTTGCGTTCCCTTCTACTGTTGGTCTATTTTCCCTTTGCAAAAATTTTGATGCAGCAACTCTCCTCGTGCTTCCACGGAGTCTTGACATATTATTGAGAAAATTCTCATATGCTGGATTTGTTTCATCCATTAGCGTTTCTTTGCTGCTCCTTTAATCTCTCTTCTTCAAGATGTGCTTGTAATAATCCAACATAAATATCTCGTTCCCAAGGCATCATGTTTTCAATCTCGGTCAAACTATATTTATGGTACTGCATCATGGCAAAGTTTAATCTGAAGTAGTTCTCCAGATTCATATGCACCATTGCTAAACGAAAAAAGACGCTAAACCCTCAAGCACAACATCACTCTCTACTTTTGTTGTAGGATTGTAAACCTTTACTGTGTGAGATAACTTTGGCATCGTTTCAAAAAACTTTTCAACTTCCTTGAATTGATTTGAATTCATTGAATCAAGAAATTCATTTATCTCTTTTTTTGAACAGTCGTCAGCTGCCCATACCTCATCCTCACTATAAATTTTATCAATACATGATCCGATTAAATCAAATGATTGATCCATTGGATTTCTTGTTGAATCATTAGGGTCAAAATTATTTTTGATAAATTCATTTAATGAGGGGTATTTTAATTCCATCATTAAATTATTATCAAGTTTAATTTGATTTGAATGACCCTCTGGTTTTTGAACCTTAATGTCATCTAAGCTAATGCTTACATTCACTTCAGTTTTTTCATCGTCAGGACAGATGAGTTTTAAATCAATATCCTCTCCTACTGACTTACCACGAATATTTAAAAATAAAAATTCAATATCAAATGTAGGAAGACTTTCAACTTTAACACCCTTTGTTAACACACAGGATTTAATTACTGCTTTGATAGCGTTTGTAATTTGTTTAGTATCTTCACTTTCAAGTGCGATAACGAGTAATTTTTCCTCCTTAACAAGAAAGGGTCTGTATTGTATTGTCTTTCCTGATGAGGGTAATTCAAGTTCATAACTTGGCGTTGCAATTTTTGGTAATGGCATAATGTTACAGTTCAGTAAGTTTATTTAGCACCCTAAAATGGAAGTGCATTTATAAATCTTGGAATGATACCAAGTGGTCTTTGTTCAATAAAGTATCTTGAGTAAGCCATTCCAACAGTGCACTTCAGTAAATTGGATGTGTCATAAGAAACTGGCATTGAATTGATTGAAAGTGGAAAACAATTTACAAACTTGTATGTAAGTGGTCTTGTTTGTCTTCTTGAATCAAGATTCTTTTCAAACTTTGTTAATTCAAGATTACCACTATATTTTCTTGGTAATTTAACACGATAAAAATAATTTTCGTTCTGAGCAGATCCATTAGTGCTTGGATCATTTCGATTAGTTGTATTAGCGATATAATTCATCCATGCCTCAAAGAATCTTATTGGGAGATATTGATCGGCATCACAATAAAAAGTTAAGTTAATTGTATCATCATAAGTTCTACGATATACATGTCTCTCTCTAACTCCGGGAATATTATTATTCAATTCTGATGTTGCAAATCTTGATCCGGGTAAGTTTGTTTCTGAGCATAAAATATTTAATCTACCTTGATCTAAATTTAAACCTATTTCTCTTCTGTATCTGGCAAAATCACTTTCCAAAAAAGAAACGCTTACTTGAAAATGCGAAGTCGTCGCTGGATTAAGGAGTTGTGCCTTAACCATCGATATCGATTTTCGCTGTGGTGGGATAATAGCCATATATAAATATAGATTGACCTTGTATATTATGTAGGCAAGTTATGGGCGAGAGTATTAAGAGTAA